TTTCTTTTAGTGTATATTGGCCACATTCCGGGGTTCCCGGTGTATCTGACAGTCCCGGCTGACGACATGCAGACAGATACGCCCCACTTGCATGTAAGGAAAAATCATGGCACGCACTACGTTTCAGGGCCCAATTCGTTCTTTGGGCGGCATCTATCAGCAAGGCCCAGCCGCTGTTATTGACATCACTTCTAGCACCACTCTGAACCCCGTTGACCACGGCGGTCGAATCATTTCTGTTGGTGGGTCGTTGGCCGCAGCACTTACGCTGACTTTGCCAACTATCAACGCATCTACCAACCCCGCAACTTCTGGCCCTGGCCAAGACCCCAACACCATCAACAACGAAGGCGTTGTCTACACCATCTGGGTTCCCACCACCATCTCCACTAGCGCGTTAAAAATTGGCACTGACGGTACCGATAAATACATTGGCGCTGTGTTGTCTATTGACACCGATACCTCTGGTGCCGCTGTAGGGTTTACCGCAGGCGCAAGTGATGACTTCATCAACTTGAACGGCACTACCACTGGCGGTGTCGCTGGAACTTTTGTTCAGATTGTTGCTGTTGCTGCTCTGAAATACATGGTCACTGGCACTGTGTTGGGTTCTGGCACTGTTGCCACCCCGTTTGCTACTTCTTAATTAGGAGCCAAATATGGCTATGCAAACGGACGTTAAGTCAGCACACTTAAATGTGACTGGCATCGCGGTCAGTGGTAGAACTCGCTTTCGCGGGTTGTTCTATACCAGCGGTACTTCCGCAGGTACGCTCAATGTATGGGACACCCTCAGTGCTGTGACGGCCATCACGTCGTATACGCGCACGGGTAACACCATTACCGTCACTTTGGCAAGCCACGGTTTGAACACTGGGGATCAGATTGGCTTGAGTTTCAGCTCTGGTACGGGTGGATACGGGACAAACGGCACTTACATTGTCACTGTCACCAACTCCAGCACCTACACCGTGCAAGACATCAACTCGGGCACGATCACTTCTGGCACGGGTGGGACTCAAACTGTCGCTGGCGGGCGTTGGCTGTTCTCTATGGACACGGCTGGCCAAACCACTTCAGGTCAACCCGGTATAACCAGCGTATTGATCCCTGGTGAAGGTATTCTTGCGCAAACTGGCATTTATGCCCAGATGGGTACGTCTGGAACAAACCAGAATGGTTTGACAATCTTCTATGGCTAAGTCTCCTGCATGGCAACGCAAGGAAGGCAAATCCGAGAAGGGCGGCTTGAACGCCAAGGGGCGGGCTTCCTACAATGCAGCCAATCCGGGCAAACCGGGGTTAAAAGCCCCGCAGCCCGAGGGCGGCAGCAGGCGCGACTCTTTCTGTGCAAGGATGAGTGGGATGAAGAAAAAGCTGACATCCGAGAAGACAGCCAACGACCCAAACAGCCGGATTAACAAAAGCCTCCGGGCTTGGAATTGCGCCGAGGGTGGGTATGTGAATTCAGCAGACGGTATTGCCCAACGGGGCAAAACTAAAGGAAAGATGTACTGACATGAACCACGATGTAAAAACAATGACTGATGGCGCGGCAGTTGTGATGGGCCTTGGGGGTTTCTTAGGGTGGATGACTCCTGTGGTGACACTTATTGGCGGCGTGTTGACCATCGTGTGGATGGTTATCCGTATCTGGGAAACCGATACCGTACAACGGTGGGCGCATAAAGATGCCGTCAACAAGTAAAAAACAACACAACTTTATGGCGGCGGTGGCCCACAATCCGGCGTTTGCCAAAAAGGTTGGAGTCCCCCAAAGCGTAGGGCAAGATTTTGCCACCGCTGACAAAGGCAAAAAGTTTGGCGCGGGTACCCGTGCTGATTTGCAAGGTGTGAACAAGCCCAAAACCGATCAGGGCAAAAATGAACTTTTCAACAAAGGTGGTGATACTATGGCAGGCAAAATGAATCCCGGTTTTATGGCAATGATGGCCAAGAAAAAGAGCGCACAGGAAGGCTCTAAAGCTGACATGGCGGCTGACAAAAAACAAATGATGGGCATGAAAAAGGGCGGCATGAAAAAAATGGCTTCGGGCGGTATGACTGCCTCGAAAATGGGTTCTGTTAAGACCGCCGCTCCTAGTGTGGACGGACTTGCTGCCAAGGGTAAAACCAAAGGCACTCAAGTCAAGATGACTGGTAGCAAACCTCTGGGTATGAAAAAGGGCGGCAAAGCCTAAAAGGAGCCTGACATGGCACGAGGACAAGATTTAGCTGGGCTTGCAGCCCTTGCTGGGTTGGCCTATATGGCCAACAGGAAAAGCAAAAAAAGCCAAGAGACCACCGGGGTTGATCCCGGTGCGGCTATGGGCGCGACTCCTTCCGAAGACGCTGGTAGTTTTGGCTACGGCGACGCTGGTGCGGCGGTTGATGCCGCGTCAATGGCTGATATGGGGCCTAGCGGCTCCCGTACCAAAGTCAACCCAGAGACGGGCGATCTGTACTATCCAGAAGGCGCTCCCGCGCCCGCTCGCGCCGCTCCTACTCGCTCTGCGGCCTCTGCCCGCGCTCCCGCTGCCCAAGCTCCAGCCCGCGATCCTCGTGATCTGGAACAAAACCTGTATGTGTCCAGAGGTGCTCGCCCTGCTAAGTTTAGAGAGACTCAAGCTCCCGCCCAAGCTCCCGCCCAAGCCCCCGCTCGTCCTTCTGCTGCTGGGCAAAAGTACTCCGCTGATCCCGATGCAACCATTGGTAAATTTGTTCCCGGCATAGGGTATGTAGATGTCAACGGGAATATCATGTCTCGCAATAGGCAGTACAAAAAAGGCGGCGCAGTCAAGGCTAAGAAGATGGCCAGCGGCGGCGTGACTTCGGCTTCTAAACGCGCTGACGGTATTGCTTCTCGTGGCAAAACCAAGTGCAAAATGTATTGAGGTGAATCATGAAAGATGAATACGAGCCCCGAGGGTTGAAAAAAATGCGGGATATGGATATGTCCCCAGAGGACGTAGCTGAAGATAAAGCGGCTAAAAAAGCTACAGAGGCTTACAACAAAGCAATGCCTGAAGCCGATACAACTTTTGGCAAGCTAAAAAAGTTTGCGTCCAATAAAAAGGACGAAATGGAGTCTGCCGCTAAAAACTTTGATGTTAATGGAGCCGCAAGAACAACACTTTATACCAATCCTGTCACTGCCCCTGGGATAGCCGCGTATGACACTGTTAAAGCCCTTCGTGAAGAAGGCAAAAACAGAAAAGCCCCAAGGCTTAATGAGATGGGTGATGCCTACAAAAAAGGTGGTAGCGTTGGTACTGCCTCAAGCCGTGCTGATGGCATCGCTCAGCGGGGTAAAACCCGTGGAACATTTGTATGATGGCAAGCCGTGGGATGGGGGCGATCAACCCCAAGAAGATGCCGACCAAGAAGGTCATCCATCGCACGGATAACCCTGACGATGTGGACATGTACAAAGAGGGCGGGTCTATTCGTGGGCCTAGTGGCCCTGGATCAGTTGATGGAGTTGGTGGCCCTGGTAAACCGAAACAGACTGGTAGTTTGGCAGGTAAGTACAGTACGCTAGTTTCAAGCGACCTTCAAAACGCCAAAGCAAAAGCTGAAAGTTTAGGATTGCAGCAAGACGTGCAAAATATTACCGCCGAAGAAAATTTGCGGGCTCGGTTAAAAGGGCAGAAAAATGGCGGTAAAGTAAACGCTGCTGGCAACTACACCAAACCGGGTATGCGTAAGTCGCTGTTTAATTCCATCAAGAATTCAGCAACGCAGGGTACGGCGGCAGGCCAGTGGTCAGCCAGAAAAGCGCAGTTGCTGGCCAAGAGGTACAAGGCCGCAGGTGGGGGCTATCGAGATTGAAAGCGCCACAGACTTCCCTCAAAAATTGGACAGACCAGAAATGGAGGACCAAAAGTGGAAAACCGTCTAGCAAAACAGGTGAACGATATCTTCCAGAAGCTGCGATCAAAAGTCTTAGCCCTGCTGAGTACGCTGCGACAACGCGGGCAAAACGAGCAGGCAAAAAAGCCGGAAAACAATTTGTAGCGCAACCAAAGAGCATTGCAAAGAAAACAGCAGGGTTTAGATAATGGCAGTCACATCTGGCGCAACATCATTCAACCTTGACCTGACAGAGTTGGTCGAGGAAGCTTACGAGCGTGCTGGCTCGGAGTTGCGCACGGGTTACGACCTGCGTACAGCGCGGCGTAGCCTTAACATCATGTTTGCAGATTGGGCCAGTCGCGGCATCAATATGTGGACGTTTGAGCCGGGCATCATCAACTTGGTTCAAGGGCAAAACACCTACGCACTGCCAGACGACACCATTGACCTGCTGGAGCATGTGATTCGCACGGGCGGGAACGTGGCGGCAACGCAGGCCGATCTGACCATCACTCGTATCAGTGTTTCTACCTACGCTACGATTCCCAACAAGATTCAACAAGCTCGCCCAATTCAAGTGTGGGTGCAGCGATTCAATGGCCAGAATTCGCCCGTGAGTGCAACCCTGAGCACCACAATCACTTCGTCGTCCACTGAGATTGTGCTGAGCAATGTGGTCAACTTACCCGCATCTGGGTTTATCAAGCTCGACAGTGAGATCATCAACTACGGATACATATCAGGGAATACCCTGTATAACTGCTTTCGGGGGCAACAAAACACCACTGCGGCGGCTCACACTGCTGGCGCAACTGTGTATTGGGCGCAAGTCCCTGCCGTCACGGTTTGGCCAACCCCTGACAATGCCCAGACATATCAGTTTGTGTACTGGAGGCTGCGCCGCACCCAAGATGCAGGTGGCGGTGTCAACGTCATGGATGTGCCGTTCAGGTTCATTCCCTGCATGGCGGCTGGCTTGTCGTACTACATTGCTGGCAAGATTCCTTCTGGTTTTGAGCGGATACCCATGTTGAAATCTCAGTACGACGAAGCATGGCAGATAGCGGCTGGCGAAGACCAAGAGAAAGCGTCTGTTCGCTTTGTGCCGAGACAGCAGTTTATTGGTGGGGCTTAATGGGGAATAGGTTCGCCTCTGGTAAAAATGCGATCTCCCAGTGCGATCGCTGTGACCAGCGTTTTAAGCTCACGCTTTTGAAGCGTGAAGTCATCAAGGGGCGTAACTACGATCTTTTGGTTTGCCCGGAGTGCTGGGACCCGGATCAGCCACAATTGCACTTGGGCGAGTTTCCAGTAGACGACCCACAAGGCTTGCGTAATCCCCGTCCTGACCGAAGCTATGTGCTGTCGGGGACAAGCGGGTTGCAGACCAATGTGAATGGCGGTACTGGGCCAACGGGCACTGGGACTGTGGAAGCGGGTAGCCGAATCTTTCAGTGGGGGTGGAGCCCTGTGGGGGGGTCATCATTTTTTGACGCAGCACTCACACCAAATAACTTGGTTTTGGGCGTGCAATTGGGTACAGTATCGGTATCAACGACATAAGGAGTCGAAATGGACAAGAAAGACTTGGCACAAGACAAAGCCCTCATCAAGAAGGCTTTCAAACAGCACGATAAACAAGAGCACAAAGGCGGTAAAGGCACTGCTTTGAAATTGCGTGCTGGCGGTAAAACCAACAGCGATATGCTCAAGTACGGGCGCGGTATGGCCAAAGTGATGAACCAGCGTAGTTCTGGTCGTGGAGGCTGATATGGCAACGTACAAAGTACCAAAAAAAGTAGCCACCGTGGTTGTTGGTGAAGAGCCAGCAAAAGAGACAATGCGTAAAGCAAACGTGTCTGTGGCTAACACACGCAGTCAAGACTATCCCCCCACCAAAACCAGCGGCATCAAAATCCGTGGTACTGGTGCAGCCACTAAAGGTCTGATGGCCAGAGGCCCGATGGCATGAACTACACCGAGTTGTACAACACAATTCAGTCGTACACCGAGAATCAATTCCCCGATGTGTACCTTGCGAGTGGGAGTACTGTGTCTGCAACGACACAGATAAATACTTTCATCACGCAGGCTGAGCAACGTATATACAACTCGGTTCAGTTTCCATCGTTGCGCAAGAACGTAACCGGGTTCACAACCACAAGTAATAAGTACTTGGCTTGCCCGTCTGACTTCTTGGCAACGTATTCAATGGCTGTGATTGCCGCAGACGGCTCATATGAGTATTTGCTGAACAAAGATGTCAACTTCATCCGTCAGGCATACCCGCAGCCCACAGACACGGCTATCCCGAAGTACTACGCGCTTTTTGGTCCGTCATACAGCAACAGCGACGAGTTGTCGTTCATCCTTGGCCCCACGCCTGATGCCGTGTATAACATGGAGTTGCACTACTTCTTCTATCCAGATTCAATCACTGTTGCTGCTGATGGCCGCACTTGGCTGGGCGACAACTTTGACTCGGTGCTGCTGTACGGGTCTTTGGTTGAGGCATACACCTTTATGAAGGGTGAAGTGGACATCATCACCGGCTACAACCAGAAATACATGGAAGCACTTGCATTGGCCAAACGTCTGGGCGATGGGCTTGAGCGCAGCGATGCGTACCGCAGTGGGCAGTACCGCACACCCGCACTGCCACAGAATACTGGGGTTGTGTAATGGCGTTTACGGGCAACTACAGTTGCAACACTCTTCGGTCAGGGCTGGCAAGCGGGTCGTTCAATTTCTCGACGGATACGTTTCGTTTGGCGTTGTACACCAACGCAGCAACGCTTGATGAGACTACCACTGCGTACACTACGGACGGTGAAGCATCGGGGGGCAATTACGCCGCTGGGGGGCAAGTTGTTACCGCTACTGTAGGCACGGAAACCACCTCCGCTGGAAGCATTGTGTTCATCAATTTCTCATCCCCCGCTTGGACGGGTGCGATCACTGCCAGGGGTGCTTTGATCTACAAGGCCGGGGCCAATGGCGCTGTGTGCGTCTTAGACTTTGGGTCTAACAAAACATCTACCAACACTTTCACTGTGACGATGCCTGCAAACACAAGCACATCGGCACTCATTCGGCTTGTTTAAGGAGCGACCATGTTCAACGATAAAGTTAAATCCAAAGATGTTGCCTCAAGCAGCTTGGTTGCTGGTGGCTCCGCCGCTGATAGCGCAAGCGCAAAAGGCGTGTACAAAATCCAGTGCCATGATGCACAAGGAAACTTGAAGTGGGAAGACGAAGCCCCCAATCTGGTGGTCAACGTCGGTCTGCAAGACATGAACGCCAAGTACTTCACGGGCAGCGCATACACCGCAGCTTGGTACATCGGTCTTTATGGCGCAGCCGCCACTAACAACCCCGCCGCTGGTGACACCATGTCTTCCCATGCGGGTTGGACTGAAGTTGTGGCCTACAGCCAAGCCACACGGCCTGCTTGCACGTTTGGAACCCCCACGACTGCTAACCCTTCAGTGGCTACCAACTCAGCTTCACCAGCAACGTTTAGCATCAACGCAACAACGACTGTGGGCGGGGCTTTCCTGACCAGCAACAGCACCAAGAGTGGTACGACTGGTACGTTGTACTCAGCCGCTGACTTCAGTTCTCCTGGAGATCGTGCTGTCACTAACGGTGACACATTGTCCGTAACTTACACACTCAGCTTGGCAGGTTAATCATGGCAACAACTTTTAAAAAAGGCGACGTTGTTAAGGCGATCGCAGTCATCCCCCAAGGCCCGGTGCTTGCTCTGCGTATGAGCGAAGATGGTGTGTTTTCATATCTGATCGAGTGGACGGATACCGATGGAGCAACTCAACAACGCTGGTTTGAAGAGTCTCAACTGACAGGAGCATGATCTATGGCGCTCGTCCTCGCAGACCGGGTAAGGGAAACTACCACCACTACAGGCACTGGCTCTGTAACGCTAGGTGGCGCGTACACGGGCTTTCAGACTTTTCTTGCTGGTATTGGCAACAGTAACAGCACCTACTACACCATTGCC